AACGTCCTCCTCGATTGGGCGCGGCTTAACGGTCAGATCGAGCATATGAGTGACTATGCGGTTGATGTACGCCAGGATCCCGGCACCGGACTGCAATATGGTTCAGTCCGCAAGAAGACGGCGGAAGAGATCGCGGCCACACCGAAACCGGCGGCGGCGAAAGCCTCGGACGATGCGATGGAGACGGGGAAGCCTCTGCCGGCGTCACAGCCGGGTTCGTCGTCAGCTACGGGCCACGACGATAATAAGAAGACGACCCATAAATGACCGATCCCGAACTCCGGCTGAAATGCATGGAGCTGGCGATGGAACAGGCGCGCCGGGAGAACCTGCACGCCGACCGCACCGCCGTTGCGGAATTGCAAACGTGGTTCTATAATCACGTTCGCGATGATGGACCGGAAATCCCGGCTGCGTCTTCTCTGTCCGAAGGAAAACGCAGAGGACGCAAGCCTGGGACAGCAGGAACGCTGGCCGATATCTTGAGCTAGCTCTGCGTCTTTTCCACATGCGCCAAGGCTCCTCCGTGAGGGCACGCCGGGATACGTGACGCCCGAAAGTCACTATTTCCGACCGCTCTCAGGAGGACATAGTGTCTCAATTCGTTCCTGCTGCATTCGTGCAGCAATACAGCACCAACATCATGATGTTGCTGCAACAACAAGGTACGCGCCTGCGCATGGGTGTGACCGAGTATGCGTTCTACGGCAAAGCGGCAAGTGTTTGCGAACAATTCGGTCAAGTGAACCCCGTGAAAAATCAGGGGCGTCATTCCGATACGCCGCTGATCTCTACACCGCAGGATAAGCGGTGGATCTATCCGAACGACTACGATTGGGCCGATCTGATCGACCAACAGGATCGCTTGCGTATGTTGATCGACCCGGCGGGGCCCTATACCCAAGGCGGCGTCTGGTCGATGGGTCGTGCCATCGATGACGAGATCGTCGCCGGCATCTTCCTCTCCAACAATACCGGTGAGAACGGCACCAGCGCGACTGGAACTTTGACCGCTTACAACAGCGGCTCACAGGTGGTGGCGGTGGGTGTCGGAGCCTCCGGCAATACCGGCCTCAACGTGGCCAAGCTGCGTGCGGCGAAGAAACTCCTCATGCAAGCGGAAGTCGATATCGACAACGATCCCTTGTTCATTGCGATCTCGGCGACCCAGCACGACAACCTCCTCAACGAAGTCCAGGCGATCAATCTGGACTACACCGACCGGCCTGCCTTGGTGGACGGTCGTATCACGGCGTTCATGGGATTCAATTTTATCCACTCCGAAAGAATCCCCGGTGCGCCGTCCTACAACGGCACCATCTCGACCGGCGGTCTTTATTACGTTCCGTGCTGGGCGAAATCCGGCGTGGCGGTCGGGCTGTGGAACGATGTGAACGCGTCCGTCGATAAACGTCCCGATAAGCGCAACTCCTGGCAGGTTTATGTCACCGGAACATTCGGTGCCACACGCCTCGAGGAGAAGCGCTGTGTCCAGATCAACTGCGCTTAAGGAGGCGGTCACATGGCACAAGTATATTCCAACGAAACCACCGGCATCGACAGCCAACCGGTTGTGAAGCCGGGGGCCTCCAGCGGTTATGGGGCGCGGCTGAAAAGATTCCGCGCCACGTACACCTTGGCGGCTCAACCGGCCGGCGCAGGCAATGAGCTGATCGTCTGTGATCTGCCGGCGGGTTATCTGTTTGCCTTCGCGTTGGTTTGTCCCGGCGTGAGCTTGGGATCCTCGACCATCGCGCTCGGCAATGCCTCCAATGCCGCGGCGTATGCGGCAGCGGCAACCTACACCGCGACGACGCCGACGCTCACCGGATCGGCAGCTGCGGAAGGCGCTCCGGCTTTGGCGGCGTCGACCCGTATCCTCGGCACCATTGCCGCGGCGGCGCTGCCCGCCTCCGGCACGCTCGTGATCGACGTTTACGCGTCTTTACCAAACTGACGCTGAACCGACTTCCCCTGGGCGTCATCGCCCAGGGGGCTTTTTTGGAGGAGAACATGGCGACCATCGTCTACAGCATCAATTTCGGTCAGAACGAATATCAGGCGACGGTGCAGTCGGCATCGACCGGTGCCGATATCGAAATCACCGTGAAGGACAATACGGTCGTGACGAGCAGAGAGGACCTTTTGCTGCATATCGAGAAGATCGAGAACTTCATCACGCGTCAGCCTTATTCACCGGTTTGAGGGTATCATGCCCAGACAAGACGCAGACTCTTATACGCTTTCGGGGACGACGCCTGTGCGGATCGCCGGCGGAACGTATGCGCTTCTCGGCACGGCAACCGGTGGCGCTTTGCAGATGCTGTGCCCCGATAATACGACATGGGCACCGGTTCAAATGTCAACCGGTGCGGCGGCGTTGACGGTGATCGCCGGCAGCCTGTCGCCGATTCCTTTGCCGCAAGGGACCGTGCGCCTCGCGAGCGGTAATGCGTGGTTGATAGGGATGGGCTAATGGCCAGCGCCCAATCCCAGACCGATATCTGCAACAGCGCGTTGTCGCGCCTGGGCGCGGCGACGATCATCAATATGACGGACAACAGCCGGGAAGCACGCGCGTGCGCGGTTCAGTACGACAGCAATCGGCGTTCCGAATTACGGAACCGCTCGTGGAACTTTGCCGTCAAGCGGGCGGTTCTGGCTCCCGATGTGACGGCACCGGCATTTGAGTACAAGTATGCATTCACGCTGCCGGCGGATTATCTGCGTCTGATCTGGCCCATGAACGATCCGTATCTCGATTGGAAGCTCGAGGGCGAGAAGATTCTTACCAACACTTTTCAATCACCATACTTGGGAGCCGGATATCAGCTGCCGGGGGCGACGGGTCCGATGTTGATGGTCAAGTATGTCGCCGACATCGAGGATCCGGGTCTGTTCGATCCGATGTTCTACGATCTTCTGTGCATCACCCTGGCAATCGATATCTGCGAGGTGCTGACCCAGTCGAACACGAAGAAGCAGGCGCTGATGGCGGAAGCCAAGGAGAAGCTCGATGCGGCGGCGAAAGCGAAATGCTTTGAGGCCGCGCCACAGGAGCCCCCCGACGATACCTGGTGGCTGGTGAGGAATGGCTGATGGCCCGCGCCACATTCCTGCAGACGAGTTTTAACGGCGGCGAATGGTCACCGCTTACGTACGGCCGGGCCGATCTTTCCAAGTATAAAAATGCCCTGGCGTTGTGTCTGAACTATGTGCCGACGCTGCAAGGGAGCTTGACGCGGCGTCCGGGGACACGGTTTGTCGCCGAGACCAAGGGCAGCGGCCCGGTGCGCCTGGTCAAGTTCGAATTCTCGATCACTCAAGCGTATGTGCTCGAATTCGGCGATCAATACATCCGGTTTTACGCCAACGAAGGCCAGCTTCTGAATGGCGGTGTGCCGTATGAGATAAATACGCCTTATCTGGCGGCGGATTTATGGAATCTGTCGTTCGTGCAGAGTGCGGATACGCTTTACATCGCGCACGTCAACAACAATCCGCGCAAATTGCAGCGGTTTGGTGCGACCAATTGGGTGTTGACGACGATTGCGTTTCAGGACGGTCCATACCTGACGCTGAATACGACGACGACGACGCTGACGCCGTCCGGAACCAGCGGCACGGTCACGATCACGGCGTCTTCGACCGCCGGAATCAATAACGGCGCCGGATTCCTGTCTACGGATGTCGGTCGGCTGATCAGGTTAAAGCAGGGTGGTGTGTGGCTGTGGTGTACGATCCAGGTCGTGTCGGATACGACCCATTGCACGGTGATTATTGCGCCGCCGACCGGCGCCGGCACGCCGACCACAGCCACGGCGGTGGCCAATATGTCGGGCGGCAGTATTCTGTCGTGCACGGTGACCAACGGCGGGTCCGGGTATGGCGCTTCGCCGCCGGCTGTGACGATTTCCGGCGGCGGCGGCACCGGAGCGACGGCGTATACGACCTTGAGCAACGGGGTCGTGATTTCGGTGACCATGTCGGTGACCGGCAGCGGTTATGCGGTCGCACCGGCTGTCACTATTGCGCCGCCGACGCCGTTGACGGCAGCAGCGACCACGTTTTGGCGCATGGGTGTCTGGGGGACAGCGGGCGGATTTCCGTCCTGCGTTTGCTTCAATCAGGATCGGCTCATATGGGCAGGCGCACTCGGCAATCCGAACCGGATCGACGGTTCGCAAGTCTCCGATTATGAGAATATGTCGCCGACGAATCTCGACGGCACGGTGACCGACGATTGCGCCATCGGTTTCAGTCTCAACGCCAATACGGTCAACGCTATCCGGTGGATGGTGTCGGATGAGTGGGGTTTGTTGTGCGGCACGGCGGGTGGCGAGTGGGTGGTGACGCCGTCATCCCTGCAGCAAGCGATTACGCCGACCAACATCAACGCTAAGCTGACCACGTCTTACGGATCCGCCAATGTTGCGGCCATCCGTATCGGCAAATCGACGCTGTTCATCCAGCGTACCGGGCGCAAGCTGCGCGAGATGACTTATCAGTACATCATCAACACGTTTCAAGCGCCCGATATCTCGTTATTGTCGGAGCATCTTACCGCCACCGGCGTCAAGCAGATGACGGTGACCTTGGCTCCCTACCAGTTGATTTGGATGGTGACCAATCAGGGAGCATTGATCGGGATCACTTACGATAAGGATCAAGATGCGGCGGGTTGGCATCAGCATCAAATCGGCGGATGGTACGATAGCGGTCAGACGATGACGTCCAAGATCGAATCCGTTGCCGGTATACCGTCGCCGGATATTACGCACGACGATTTGTGGATGGTGGTGAATCGGACCATCAATGGTGCGACCAAACGCTATGTCGAGGTGCTCACCAAATTCTGGGAAGACGGCGATAATGTCGCCAACGGCGTGTTCGTGGATTCGAGCGCCGCTTATGCGAATGCGACGACGCCGGTCACGACGATCTCGGGATTGACCTGGCTGGTGGGACAGACGGTCGGCGTGTTGGCGAACGGGGCCACTCATCCCGATTGCGTGGTCGATAATTCGGGAACGATTACGTTGCAGCGTTCGGCCAACTACGTGCAGGTCGGTCTGAAATATCGCAGTCAGGCTCAGACCATGCGGATCGAGGCCGGCGGTCAGGATGGACCGGCGCAAGGCAAGTTGAAGCGCATTCACCGCGTGATCTTTCGGTTCTTCCAGACGATCGGTCACACATTGTTGGCGTTGCCGGCAAATCGTTCGTCGATCCCGGAACCGTTTCGCGATTCATCGGCGGCGATGGATTGGCAAGTGGCCTTGTATACCGGAGATAAGCGATGGGCGTGGGAAGGTTCGTGGGATCTGGAGGGCCAGATTTATTGGGTGCAGGACGATCCGTTGCCCTCGAATGTGTTGATGGTCGCGGCGCAGCTCGAGACCCAGGACGGCGGCTGATGGAAATCGTCCCTTATAAGGCGGAGCATTTGCTCTCCATGGAGATCCAACCGGGGCAGTACGCCAATCTGCCGTTTGTCACGGGACCGAATGCCAAGGCGCTCGAGGTGCCGTACTCCTACACGATCATCGCGGACGACATTCCGATTGCGGTGGGCGGCATCATCGAATACACGCCGGAACGGGCCTTGATGTGGTCGTTCCTCGACCATCGGGCCGGTCGGCATTTCATCTCCCTGCATCGTTCGGTATCGCGGCTGCTTGAGATATTGCCCTATCGGCGGATCGAGGCGGAATGCGATTGCGATTTCAGTGCCGGTCATCGTTGGCTGAAGAAGCTTGGCTTTAAGCTTGAAGCGCCGCGTATGCGGGCGTATCTCCAGAACGGCGGCGACGCCGCCCTTTACGCACGGGTGCGATGATGGGCGCAGCTGCACTTCCCATTGCGATTGGTCTCACGGTTGCCGGCACTGCGGCGTCGGCTTACGGCATGATCCGTCAAGGTCAGGCGCAGGCGGAAGCGGCACGCTATAACGCTCAGATCGCGCAACAGAATGCGCAGATCGCTCAGGCCCAAGGCGAGGCGGCGGCGGAATCTCAGGCGCGCGAGGCACAGCGAAAGCAGGGTGCGGCTGTTGCGCTTTATGGTGCGGCGGGTGTCGATGCAGGCAGCGGATCTCCGTCCGATGTCCTGGCCGACAACATTCGCAACGCGACCCTCGATCACGAGACGATCAAATGGAATGCCGGACTGAAAGCGCAGGGGTTCGGCCAGCAGTCGGAGCTGGACAAGATGGCGGCGTCCAGCGCGATGAGTGGGGCCTTGATCGGGGCAACGGCGCAGCTGTTGAGCGGGGGTGCCAAGGTCGCCGGCATGGAGAGTTATGGCTATCAGACCGGCCAAAATGCCTTATTCAGTTGACGGGGACGTATGCCGCAGATCCCAACCTACGACGATAAGGTGCAGGCGCAAGGCGGCTTGAATGTTCAAGCCTCGCCGGCGTCTTTTGGCGAGCAGACCGGTGAGGCGCTTGTGAAAGGAGGTGCCGCGCTCGAGGCCGTCGCCGAACCGATCTACCGGGCTTACAACGATCAGGAAACGATCCAGGCTTATTCCGACCAGGCAAAGATGATCGTCGGTCAGAAGCAGGCGTTCGATGAGAAGGTCAAGGGTCTTGATCCGAATGCCCCCGATTATCAGGATCAGATCAATAAGCTGACAACGGCTGCGGATGCCGCCTATCAGGAGGCTGGTCAGGATCTGGTTGCCGGTGCGCAAACGCGCACGGCGGCGAAGAAGCTGGCGGGATATGTAGCGCGCAACGCGCCGGCCCTGCATCAATACTTTGCGACCGAACAGGCGCGACTCAGCTCCGAGAATACGCTCAGCAATCTCAATCAGACGATTAAATTGAAGACCGATGAGATTGCAGCAAATCCCTCCAACGATAATACGAAGCAGATTATCGATGAATTCACGGATACGACCGGTAAAATGGAGTCGTTAGAGCCTGATAAAAAACAAAAAGCGATCGATCTAGGCAAGCATGATTTCGGCTTGGTACAGGTTCAGTCGTATTTTGCGCGCAATGGCAAAGACGCGTTGGCCATGGTCGGTGCCGGCGGCGGCCAGATCACGGCGGGTGGTCGGGTCAAAGGCGCGGTGCCTGGAGCTGTAACAGGAAGCGGACAGGCTTCGACGGTTTCAACGACGAACGTTCCGCCGGCAGACTTTGACAGCATCATTACTGACATCATCGCGCGCGAAGGCGGTCCGACGATTGCCGAGAACGATGGCGGCACGGGTGCACCAGCCAAGTATGGCATCAACCAAGC